TATTTGCCAAACATAGGAACGGGGTATTAGGCTCAATCCGTTTATCTTTTAACGGGGGCAAGCAGAGGTTTGCCGACTACCAGGAGAACAGGCAAGTTAAAGATTTTACCGAGTCACTAAAAGCTAATACTAACTTTGATGATAACCCATTCTAATGGACTTAAAGAAAGAAATACCCGCATTTATCGGAACGATTGTAAAGGGTAGAGGTGAACTTTTAAGGCAACGCTTAGGCAACACGTCAGACCTGACCACGATAAAGCATGAGCAGATAAAAAAGGATTATGACTATGCTATGTCAATCAATACCAGTGAAAACGGTTGGATAAACTTCTTGAGAAAAAATGAGGCTACGATACGCTATCTCATTATAGCAAACAAAGCCAAAAAATCAACAGAGGATAGGCTATTTAAGATTGTAGTTGAGATTTTGAAAAAAAAGTGAAAAAGATTTGGACTGTAAAACAATAATTTATAATATTGAAAAATAAAAAATAACACTATGAACAAAGAACAATTGAAAGAAATGGACAGTAAAATTTTAGCGGCTGTTGAGGGTTTTCCATTTGATGAGAACAACGCTATTTTCTATTTAAGGTATGACTTTACAGAAAATGACATTCCTCTTATTATAAGGGCAGAAGATAGTCGTAATCTTGGTAGAGCATTATTTCAGTTAGCTGCTCAATATGACTATATAGCTGATACTATATTGCGGGTTTCTGCATCAATAGTAGAAATGGAAGAAAAGCGTAAAGAAGAAGAAGCAAATATCGCTAAACTAAATTAAAGATATGAGCAAAGAAAACATAAAGATTGATAGCGACTTGTTAACCCAAATAAAGGAACGCAAGAAAGCAACCGGGGTAACCATAACCGCATTTGTGGAGCAAGCCATACAGGATAAACTTAAAACCAAGTAACAACACTAACAAAGTTTTAACAATGCAACCACACATAATTAACTACCATAAAGCATTAGGATATATACCTGGCAGTTGGATAGCCTGTGAGGTATGTTCTGCTACATCGGTAGATATACACCACATAATACCCCGTTCAAAGTTTGGCAGCAAAAGAAAGGCAGAACAAGACCACGTTAGCAACCTTATTGCACTTTGCAGGGTATGTCATAACTTAGCGCACGATAATGTAATTACCAAAGAACAACTGCAAACTATTGTGAGTAAACGCATATCTTTGTAATAATGACACGACAATCCCTGTTAGAACATATTGCTAAAGACAAAGACGTTAAAGCAGCGTGTATTAATATTTGCAAGGGATTAGATGGCAAAGAGTTCTATCAGCATATAATGTTAAAGATATGCGAGATAAATGAGCAAAGACTGTTAGAGATATACGCTAATGGTTATTTACGTTGGTACATTGTTAAGATAATAATGAACGAGGGCAGCGAGTGGCTAACAACCTCAAAAAAGGTAGAGTACCTTAGTGAAGCCCACGATGTAATATGTGATGAGTATAACTTTGATTTAGATGTTGAGGTTAGCCGGGTAGAGGGTAACATTAACAACTTGCCTAACTTTGAAAAGCGAATGTTATTAGAGTACATTAAGTCTGGGAGTTACCGCAAGCTATCAGAGGAAACCAACATACCATACCGCACAATAGGCAACCACATTAAACGGATTAAAGACAAACTGAAATGAAAGTATTAGGAGTAGAGTTAAGCAAGTCAGGGAGTAACTACTATCGGTTAGAGATGCCATATCAGCACCTAACTCAAACAACCGATATAGAATACGGGAGATGTAATACTATCAACGGTATGCCTAACGAGGTACTGCAACAGTTTGATGCGGTAATCTTTTCAAGGGAGTTTGAACACCACAACGACATCAACAACATAAAGCTAATAGCCAACCAACTGCATAGCCTGGGGGTTAAGATTATAGTTGACATTGATGACTACTGGGTACTATCTACCTTTCACGTCCTTAAACAACAATATAAGATACACGGTGTAGCTGAAAAGATTATTGAGAGCATTAAGTATGCCGACCTTGTAACAACCACAAACACACTTTTAGCTGAAAAGATAAGCAAGCTGAACGATAATGTAGAGGTATTACCCAACGCTATCTATCCCGAAATATACCCGCAGTTCCAACCTAACTACGTGCCAGGGGATAAGTACCGAATAGGTTATATGGGTGGCGTATGCCATTGGGAAGACGTTGTATTAATGGCAGAGGGATTTAAACAGCTACACACTGACAAAGACTTGCAAGGTAGGTTTACCGTTAAGCTGTTTGGATATAACGATGAGAGTCCAGAGTACGGAAGATTTGAGCAAGTGTTTACGGACAGGGGTAGGGGTAAAGATTATGAGAGGGTATATGCTACCGATGTTTATAACTATGCTTTAGGGTATAACCACTTAGAAGCTTGTATCGTTCCGCTAAACGATAACACCTTTAACAACTGCAAAAGTGAGTTAAAAATGATTGAAGCGGGTTTTATGAATAAGGCTTGTATAGTATCTGATATTAAACCCTATACCGACTTAATAAAAAATGGTGTAAATTGCATTGCTATTGATAAGAATAAAAACCACAAAGATTGGTACAAGGCTATGCGCAAGCTGATTAACGAGCCTGACTATGGAAAGTATTTAGCCGACAATCTAAGCAAAGAAGTAAAAGAAAGATATCACATATCAGTAGTAAACAAAAAAAGGTACAACTTATTAAAGGCTTTATAATGGAATTAGGCTCAACATACTGGAGTGTGTTTAACGACAATGGTAAACGCAAAGCACGTAGGCACGTATGGGATAACCACCCTATTGATGTACTGAACAAGAGCCAAAACAACGTCTTTAAAACAAAAGAAGAAGCTGAAATCTATATAGTTAAAACAAGTTACGAAATAGCAAAATGACACCAAAAGTATTAGTATGCGTACTGCATTGCGATAGGAAGTATCATAACCGAATGATACCATTAGAAAGTATTGCCCTATTAGACTACCCTAACTATGAAGTTTACTACAACATAGAAACTAAAGACAAAGACAATTGGAAAGACCTAATAGCGGCAAGCTACCCACGTTTACCAAAGTTGTATTATGACTTTTGGAACTATGAGAGCAACTGGTGGAAAAAACCAGAGTTTGACCAAGACCAAGCAAGGTTAGTCCCTATTGTAAGGGGGCGTAACGATGCTATTGAGTGCGCCTTAGACGTTGGTGCGGAGTATATCCTGTTTGTTGATAGCGATATGGTTATTCCTCAAAACACCATTAAAAAGCTAATGAGCCACAATAAGCCAATGGTAGGCGGGTTTGTTAGAGGTAGGAACGACCATAAAGAAGCAAGCTACATATTTGGAAACGAAAGGGGAGTAGTTGACCTACCTAACGACTTGGTAGAGTGCGACCACGGGAATATAGGTTTTGTCCTAATAAAAAAAGAAGTGTTTGAGGTGCTTAAATTCCGTAGAGGTCGTTCGCAAAGAAAAGGACATTTACAGTCCGATGACCCTAACTACTGTGAAGATGCCGAGATACTTGGTTACGGTAGGCACGTAGTTGACAAGTCAGTAAAAGTAGAACACATAGATGAAACAGTAATACCTTTTGGAAATGGAGCACAATTTTAACTCACAATGCAAAGAAGATGAATGGCTATATCATGAGGGTATATTGCCAGATAATGGTTTCTATATAGACTTAGGGAGTGCCGATGGAACTATCAACTCTAACACCAAAGTATTAGATGATATGGGTTGGAGTGGTATTTGTGTAGAGCCTAACCCTGTTTATGTTTATACCTACAAAGACCGAAGCTGCAAGCTGATACAAAAAGCAGTTAATAAAATTGATGGCTCGGTTTATTTTGAGTACAACGGAGAAGCAGGGAAAATAACAACTAAAGACCAGATAAATGTAAGGGTAGTACCGGGCATTAGCTTAGAAACAATAGTACGTGAAAACAACGTAACACAAATAGACCTATTAAGTATTGACTTAGAGGGAAGTGAGTACGATGTATTAAAGCCCTACTTTAAAACAGACCTACCTAAGCCTAAAATTATTATTGCAGAATATTGTACCTTTGGTAAACAAGACCACCGATTAGTAACAATGCTAATAAAAAAAGGGTACTGGCTACAACTAACAACAGCATACAACTATGTACTTACTACTGTTTAACATAATCGGTTTTGCCTGTATAGGTATAGTCGTTTCAATGCAGATGGCTCACGCTAACCAATGGCTAAAGGATATAATAGGTTACTACCTTATACCCTACCCATTACGCTGTAACAAGTGCTTAACCTTTTGGAGTTGCCTGGCATACCAACTAACAACCGTTAACCCAATTAACGCAATACTAACCGCAGCAATAGCAGCAGTATTATCAATCGTAATCTATAACCGGCTATGACACAAGAAACATTTAACCAACTAAAGACGTTTAAGCACATTTGGGAGTTTTACTACTCTAACTTTTATGTAACAGCAAACCACGATTTAAACGGGTTAGCTGAATGGCTAAAAACAAACACAGGCTTTTCAACCGATATGAGTTGCAACGCTTGTAAAGAACAAGTAATAAGAATGGGTAGAAACCTATACGAAGAAAACGAAAAAGAATATGGCAAAGAAACTCAACCCCAGTCGCAAGTCAATAGAAAGCGGAAAGGAAACTAAGCTGCAAGTCGGCAGACCACGTTCCTATATGCCCGATGAGTTAGAAGATGCTATACAGGCATACTATCAACACTGTTTAGACTATACAGAGCAGCAAGCTACCGCCAAAGGTGATGTTGTTGATGTATCAAAGCCACGAATACCAACGATGGGGGGGCTAATGAACTTTCTTGATATGGATAGGGTTACATGGCACGAATACGGGCAAGTAAAGGAATATACTAACATAATAAAAAAGACCGATAACAAAATCAAGGAAGCTAAAGAGGAAGCATTGGTAAACGGGCAAGGCTCAACAACCGGGTTAATCTTCTATCTGAAAGCAAAAGAGGGGTGGGTTGACAAACAAACCGTTCAACATGAGGGGGAGATAACCGTAACTTTAAACTTGGACTAATGAGGTTTTACAAAGGAGATATAGTAGAAATACTGCAAGGAGATAACATAGGCAACAGGTACAGGATAATGGGCGTTGTTAAGAATTGGCATGGTATTCTGTATAATTTATCTATTGTTGGACTGCACACCCAAGAAAACATAATGCTATACCGTCGACCTTTTAATAACCATTTAATAGATTTACGTGTAAGATTTATGTTGTTATTTGCTAAAACATACCCAAAAACACGACAAAACACCAAAAAGTAATTGAAAATGGAATGTAAGATTTATAACGATATTGAACATACAAAGTTTGACAAGCTGAACGAGTTTCAACTTTCGTTCCTATATTTAGCCAACTGTATTTGGTATGGGTATAAAAAAACCTATGCTGAGTGGGCTAAGGTTGAAACTACCGAATACCCTATTGGTACTTACATATATTCAGATGGGTGCAAGTTTTATTTATCGGTCTTAGATACGTTCCGACCTCACTCAAAGTTAGTGTTAGATAAATTAAATACATATTAGACATGAGAAATTTGCTAATTTTAATAATCATAGCCCTATTAGGCTGCAAAGAAGAGCAGACCATTCCTAAAGGGCAAGTCGTTTACAAAGTAATAACCAACGTTAAAACAGGAATAAAGCCTATGGGAACTATTGACGATGTAATAACCTCAACAGGGTGGGATAGTACGTTCGTGTATAACGGAACAACAACCGATAGCCCCGACCTATCAATCCAAGCATACCGCAAATACACGATTGATTGTGATAGCATAGGGGATAACAACACACCCGGCTACATAACAACACAAATATGGTACGAGGGCAACCTTGTTGCAAGCAACACCATAACAACACCAACCTATGACATCGGGCAGTTTGAATACTTGGTAAGTGAATGTAGCTACGATATAGAGTGAAGATAGCCTACAAAAGACCTAAGCTAACAGACTACCAACGGGCTATACTGGATAGCAAGGCAAGGTTTACGGTGTGTGAAGCATCAACCAAGTCAGGCAAAACAGCAAGCCATATCATTTGGTTGTTTGAGCAAGCGTTACAATGCACCACTAATCAATCGGTATGGTGGGTAGCACCTACCTATTCACAAGCCGAGATAGCCTTTCGGCGAATGATTAAACAAGTAACGGTTAGGGGTTTCTTTACAGTCAATGAAAGCAAGCTAAGGTTAACCCTACCAACGGGTGCTATCATTCAATTTAAGTCAGCAGAGAAACCCGATAACCTTTATGGTGATGACGTTTACGCCTGTGTGTTTGATGAGTTCACAAGAGCAAGAGAAGAGGCTTGGTTTGCTTTGCGTTCTACCCTAACAGCAACCAACGGTAAGTGCAAGCTAATAGGTAACGCTAAAGGTAAAAAGAATTGGGGGTATCGGTTAGGGCTAAAGGCTAAGTCAGGAGAACAGGATTACGAGTACCACAAGATAACAGCATGGCACGCAGTAGAGGCGGGAATATTAAAACAAGAAGAGATTGAGCAAGCCCAACGGGATTTACCCGACCACGTATTCAGGGAACTATATTTAGCCGAGCCGAGTGATGATGGCAGCAACCCATTCGGGCTAAACTATATTAAGATGTGTGTTGCACCTATCCAAACAGACCAGGCGGTTTGTTATGGTATAGACTTAGCAAAGTCAGTTGACTACACGGTAATAGTAGGGCTTAACTCAATGGGGTTAATATGTTTCTTTGAACGCTTTAGAATGGATTGGGGGAATACCACCAAGCGGATAAGAGAAGTAATAGGCAAGGTGCAAGCCCAGATAGATAGTACCGGGGTAGGCGACCCGATAGTTGAGGACTTGCAAAACACAGGCTGCAATGTAATAGGGTTTAAATACAACGCCAATAGCAAACAGGAGTTAATGTTAGGACTTGCCAACGCTTTGCAGAACGGGCGAACGTCTGTAATACAAGGTATTCACCAAGATGAGTTAGAAGCCTTTGAGTATGTTTACAGTTTAAACGGGGTAAAGTATTCAGCACCTCAAGGTATGCACGACGATACGGTTAACGCCCACGCCTTAGCCTGGCAATTATTTTTACGTAGAGGTACAGGGAATTATAATATTGTTTAATATATTGCAGCGTCTTTCGTGTTTAATTGGTTAGGACTTAGCCCTGCTTAATGCGGGGCTTTGTCGTTCTATACACTTATCTGTTACTTGTATCAAGTGTTTACCCCCGTTGTACTCAAACCGTATTACGTTGGTTTGCTTATGCCTTTTGCACTTCTTAACCTCAATTCCCGATAAAGCATAGATTGAAAAAATAAAACCCGCAATAGCCCGGTAAGCTAACGCCTTTCTTTTGTAGGTTTTGTTTGCAACCATATCCAAACCCGCCCCTGATTTATAGGTTATTTGGTATTGGTCGCCTTGCTTGGTGATTATTATTCGTGCTGCCATAAAGCAAAGATATGGCACGAAAACCAAAAAAGCGGTATTAAATGTATGAAACTGCGAATACCGACAAAATTAAATGAAGTTACTATTGGCACTTTTATAAAGATAGCCAAGTTAGAAGCATCGGAAGACCCTGAACAAATACTTGACCGCAACATTAAAATACTATCCCTGCTAACAGGTGAGGGTGAAGATGTATTTTTGGAACTAACAGCAAGCCAATTGGCAGAGTTGGTAGGTAAGATAACATTCTTAAACGAGTTACCAGAGCCAAAGGCTATCAACCAAATAAAAGTAAACGGTAAGTTGTACCAGGCTAACCTATTGATTAGCGAACTAACAGCAGGGCAATACATAGACCTTTCGGAGTTTATCAAAAACCCGATTAACAACTTGCATAAAATAATGGCTACTCTATACCTACCCGCACATAAGAAATGGCACGGTAAGTTAGTGGTTGAAAAGTACAACGGAAAGACACAAAAGGAACGAGCCGATGAGTTTTATAGGTATATGCCTGTATCGGTTGCATACCCGGCAGCACTTTTTTTTTATCAAGTTTCCAAAGATTTAACAACCAATATAGAAACTTACTTTATAAACAAGGCAGTAGCGGAGATGAAACAGGCAGCAAAATTGTTGCGGGAGCAGTCGGTGAGTTCAACGAACGTTGGGGGTGGCATAATGCGTTGGATAGCCTCTCCAATAACTGCCCTGAAAAATGGTCTTTTTTCACGCAACTAAAGGTGGTTGAGTTTCTAAATATGTTGGCATACTACAAGGATAAAGAAAGAGTACGAAACCTAATGATAAAAAATGCTAAATCTAAGTAACATAGGGGTAAGCAAACAGCAAAGTGTTGAGCAGTCAATGGAAACATTGTTAGCGGGTTTTGCTCAATTGCTTATTGATGAGATGCAAAAGACCTTAGATGAGAAAAATAGGAACGCAAGTAGCGTACTAAGGCAGAGCATAAGCCTAACGGTAGGTGACAAAGAGGTTAGTATTTCAATGGAAGACTATTGGAAATACATAGACAAAGGGGTACAAGGTAACGGGAAAGGCAAGAAACGATTGAAAGGAATAGGAAGCCCATACAAGTTCACTAACAAAATGCCGCCTGTATCAGCTTTAAAGAAGTACATAATGAACAAAGGCATCAGCATTAAAGGCTACTCCGATAAAAAGAGAAGCCTAAGAGCAGGGATAAGGGCAAAGAAAAACAACCCGCTTGATAATGCAGCGTTCTTAATGGCAAGGTCTATCCAACAACACGGTATTGAAGCAAGCCACTTTTATACAGAGGTAGCAAACCCGAAAGCATTTAAACAATTAGCCCAACGAGCAGAGAAGCTATTAGGGCAACAGGTAATTTTTGAAATAAGAGGATAATGGCAATAACGATATTACAAGAGCCCGCAAAGTTTACACCCGCTTACAATGAGAATTGGTTTGTGGCAGAAACTACCAACCAAGCACAGGCTAATTTTAAGTTTGTGGTTGACATTGTATTCTTAGGTGATGCAAGCTACACCCGCAGGATAAAAAGAAACATCTATCCAGGCAGCACCAACAAGTTAGTTATTGACGTGCATAGGATAATTGAGAACTACCTAACGCAGGATATTGACTTAGCAACCGATGAGGTGGAGTTAAACGCTAACAGTTGGAAAGGGTATATAATAAGGGTAGGTGAGGAGTACGGAACAACACCAACCGTTTACCCAAACTTAGCCCAAAGCAATATAATATTGACTTGGAACGCAGTACAAGGCTTTGAGCAGTTTGTAACCTACTCAAGTGGCACTTGTTTGTTAGGCTCAAGCGGTAGCACGTTTTTAACTAATAGCCCTGCAAGCCAAAACACAAGCATTGATGAGTTTGGTTGGTTGTATATGATACAAAACCCAAACGGGCAAACGTTCACACAGGCAGAGGTTAAGACATACGATAGCAACGGACTTGTACAAACTGTATTAGTCAACAACCCATACAACGCACCCGCAAGTAGCGGGGAGTGTTTTCTGCGTATGCCTGCCAACCCTGCAAGTCTTAACCTTATACCCGGTGGTAGTCTTAATAGCGGTAGCCAACCAATAATAACATCAAGCATAACCCGCTACACAATTAGGACTTTAGATACTGGCATACCTAACGGGGCAAGTTCAGAAACTAAGACCTATAACATAGTATCTAATTGTTCAGACCATACTAAGTACCGATTGCATTTCCTTAACCGCTTAGGTGGTTTTGATAGCTTTAGCTTTATTAAAGGCAGTCAGATAACCGATAGCATAAGCAAGAGCAATTACAAGAAACCCAAAGGCACATTAACAGGCAGTTCATTCGGCTACACTATATCCGATAGGTTGACAACTCAATACCAAACTCAAGTAAAAACAGCCTACCAAATAAACAGCGATTGGATTGATGACTATGAAAGTGATTGGTTGCGTGAACTACTTAGCAGCCCTATTATCTTTTGGGAGAAAGATAGCGAACTAATTGCCATCAACGTTACCGATGTAAGCTACATAGCTAAGAAAGGACTGACCGATATGACCTTTAACCTAACCGTAACTTTTGAAACAAGCTACACCAACCAAATGCAACGCTATTAATGGTAACTAAGATATTTGTAAAAGCTAATCAGCTATTAGTATGGTCGCAGTTGGACTTGTTGGAAGATATACCAATGAGTTTAAACTACTCTATATCGGATATCCGCAACCCCGAAAATAGAGATGGCAACTATTCTAAGACTATACGCATACCCGGTACAAAGGAAAACAATGAACTGTTTACCGATATATTTGAGATAGATATTGATGGCTCGTTTAACCCTGCTGTTAAGTCTGATGTTGAAATACTGATTGATGACATTAGCGTATTTAGGGGAGATTTACAACTGCTAAGGGTATATATTAAGGATACTAATTTTATAGACTACGATGTCCAGGTAATAGGTAATGCACCTACCTTGTTTCAAGAGTTGGGGGATAAGACCGTATCAGCTTTAGACTTTAGCGACTTAGACCACGATTACAGGTATGCCAATATAGTAGCAAGTTGGACACCAACATTAGGAACGGGGTATGTTTACCCATTGATTAACTACGACCAAACAACAACCAACGTCTATCAGGTAAATGACTTTTGCCCTGCTATATTTGCAAAGGAGTATTGGGATAGGATAATGGAGTTAGCCGGGTACACCTATACCTCTACCTTTATAGATAGCACTTATTTTAAATCGCTAATTATACCTTATAGCGGTAACGGGTTAAGGCTAACCAATGCCGATATACAGGCGAGGACTTTTAGGGCAAGCCTAAGCGGGTACTATGAAACACCTGACTTATTTAACGTGTTTAGCCCTGCATTTAGCAGCAGTATAGTTCCGTTTGATGATGATAGCACAAGCCCAAACTTTGATACAGGCGGTAACTTTAACACCTCATCAGGTAGGTTTGTACCAGTTGAAGCGGGGAGTTATAAACTAAACACAACACTTAGTTTAGTAGGTTATTGGTATTTAGGCGGGGTGTTAGATAGCACATCAAATACATTCAACGTTCAGCTACAAGCCGACAATATATTCTTAGTAGTAGGCGATTATGTAAACGTAAGGGTTAGGTACAACCGTGACCCTATATTAGGGTTTGATATTAACTGCTTTGTAGAGTTTGTAAAGAACGGAACGACTGTATTAAATTCTGTTTATGTTGAACTGCCAAAGATAGGTGGTACTGCTTTCTTTGATGAGATTAAATTAAGGGTAGCAGCAACCTCACTCTACTACAACGGGGTAGCTACTGATACCATTACCGAGGGAATGACTATGTTAATGAACAACACGTTACCTCCTGCTGATACTAAGCTGCGGGATATACTTGTTTCGTTCATTCGTATGTTTAACCTTTATATAGAGGTTGACCCCGATGACACCAAAAACATATTAGTAGAGCCGAGAGATGATTACTATTTAACAGGCTCAAACAACGCTTTAGACTGGACTGATAAACTTGATGAAAGTCAGGATATTGTGGTAACTCCTATGGGTGAGTTGGATAGCAAGTCATTCTTGTTCACCTATAAAGAGGACAAAGACTATTACAACGAAAAGTACCAACGTAGCAACAACGAGATATACGGTAGGTACGAGCAGTTTATTACCAACGATTTCAGCAAAGCACAAAAGAAGATTGATGTAATATTCAGCCCTACGCCATTAGTAGGTAACACTCAATCTAACCGTATCGTTCCGCATATCTACCAGTTTGATGAGCAGAATAACACCATACAAAGAAAGGCTACCAACATACGCATATTGTACTGGGGTGGATTGCTTAGTACCCAAACGTGGATAATTAAGTCGTTAGTACCAAGTGTTACACCATACCCACAAACAACATACCCATACGCAGGTCATTTGGATAACCCATATAGCCCTGATGTAGAGTTGAACTGGGGTACACCTAACGAGTTATACTATGGCTACAACGCTTTTATATCTCCACCTAACTTAGAGTACACCAACAACACCCTATACAATAAGTTCTACAAAGCAATGATTGATGAACTATCCGATAGTGATAGTAAGTTAGTTACTTGTTATCTAAGGCTTACCCCCGAAGATGTAGAGTTCTTATCGTTTAGGCGTATCTATGTTATCAAAGGTTACTACCTACGTTTACAGTCTATAAACGATTACAACCCTATCAGCAACCAACTAACAAAGGTTGAGTTTCTAAAGATTAAAGATGGGCAGAGTTTCCAAGTAACAAAAGAGGAAATTATAGGTGGCATAGGTAGTTCTATTGGTGGAATGGTTATGCCAGGCTTTGTAGTTGATGGTAAACCGCTAACAGGAGAAGTATTGCCAGGCAAGATAATACGCTACGGGCAAGGTGGTTTTTTAGATGCAAGCAGTACACAGTTGGTAATTAATGGTGATGACAACAACGTTCACGCTAACTGCCAAAGGTTAATGATTGAGGGGGAGAGTAATACGGTTTACGCAAATAGTAGCGGGGTAGTTATTTTCGGTGATAGCAATGTTTTAGAGGGCAATAACGAGAACATTAACCTTATTAACTCATCAGGGGTAACGGTACAATTTGGTGTAAGCGGGGTAACTACTCTAAACATTTATGACCAGACCATAACACAGTCGGGGCTGTATATGAACAACCCTACTATAATAGATAGTGGGGGAGAGGTTACGTTAGACCTTGATGACCCTGCAATATTTGGTAGCAACCTTTTAACTATACCAAGCGAATATTCGCTGCAAAGTAGGTTTATCCTTACAGGGGCGAGTGCAAGCTATGAAATTGTAAGGCTGTTACAGATACCCGATGTTGATTTTAGAATAAGAAAGGGCGGTAGTATAACGGACTTAAAGTTTACAACAGGCGGTTTTATATTAACACCAAGCCCATCGACATACGCATTATTAGATGGCACTACCAATGATTACATAATATTTAGAAAAGTAGGAACAGCAGTTAAACAATTAGAAGTTAACGTTTACTAAGATGGAAGAAGTAGTATTAAAGATAAAGGCAGAGGGTGGACAAGATACCGAAGCTAAGGTTAAGAGTATCAAGCAACAACTAAGGGAAGCCAAAGAAGCAGCCCTGCAAGCTAAAGAGGGTACAGAGGAGTATTTTCAAGCCCTACAAAAAGCCGCAGGGTTAGCCGACCAACTGCAAGACGTTAACAAGGCTGTTAATCAGTTAGACCCGTCGGCAAAGGCAGCAGCATTTGGTAATCTTATTAATGGGATAGCGGGTGGTTTTCAAACTATTACAGGCTTATACGGTTTGCTTGGCGAAAAATCAGAAGATGTAGAAAAGCTACTGTTAAAGGTACAAGCTGCAAGTGCAATAGCTATGGGTGTGCAATCTTTGGTGGAGGCACAAAAGCAATGGAAAAACATACAGCAAGCAATAAAACAAACTACCATAGTACAGAATATAAACACGGTAGCAACTAATATAGCATCAGCAGCACAGTCGGCATATTCAGCAGTAGTAGCAACAAGCACAGGTTGGTTAAAGGCATTTAGAATAGCTTTAGCTGCAACTGGTATTGGTTTAGTAATAGTGGCATTAGCTGAATTAATTATCAATTGGAAAAAAGTTAATGAGTTAATAGATAAAGGTACAGAGTATGTAAAAAAATATAAAGCAGCATTTATATTATTAGCCCCTGCGATACTTGCATTATTTGGTGGGCTTATTTTAATAGCTGGTGCAATAAAAGGCATTAACTCATTAATGAAGTCAGGCTCTGAACAGACTGGCGATTATGAAGAACATATTAAATTAGTTACCGAGGCACTTGATAAATTAACAGAAGCTGAACTAAAAAAACGTGGAGCAGCAGCAGGTGGTGAAAAAGACATAGAACGTCAAATAAAACTATTACAGGCACAAGGTAAAACAGCAGTTGAAACCGCAGGCTTAGAAGAAAAACTATTTAAAATAAGGCTTAAAAATATTGATGATTTAATTGCGGCAAACAAGTATTACCATTTAGATACGGTTGATTTAGAGCAGCAACGCAAAGACTTAATAAACGACAATGCGACAAGGATAGCAAGTATATCGAAAGGTTTAAACGACCAAAAGGTTAAAGATGCTAAAGAGGCTGCCGATAAACTTATTAAGTCTGAACACGATATTACTAAGGACTTTGATGATGAACTACTAAAACGACAAGAAGCCGATAAAAAGGAATATGAAGATGGCATAGCAAATAAAAGACTTAAAAGAGATGAAACATTTGCTATTGAAGATGAGACCACGCAAAAAATAAAAGATGAGTTGCAAAAAAGGCGTGATGCCGAACAAGCTGCTATTGATGAAATAAAGGCATCAGAGCAAAAAGCATTTGAAGAGAAAAGAAAAAATATAGATGCAGGGTTTCAGTTAGCACAAGCAGCAGCTAATTCGCTAAATACTTTAAATGATATAATTACGCAGAACGAAAAAAGAGGTTTAAAAGAGGGTGAAGTTTTATCAATAGAAACACAAAAGAAAGCATTTAAAAGAGCGCAAGCTTTAGCCCTTATTCAAACAACAATAAACGGGGCGCAAGCAATATCATCTATACTTGGACAATACCCTAAGTTTGATGGTGGCTTTGCTATGGTGGCTGCATTAGTTTCTGCAACAGCAGCAATAGCATCTCAATATGCAGTCATAGCATCGCAGAAGTTTAGCCCCGATACTGGAGGTGGAACACCACCAAGCGCACCTATGGGTTTAAATGGTAATGGTTTCAATGCACCAAGCCTACAACCCGTAAACACAAGCGGGTTTATACAAGAGGGAACGGACTTTAAAGTGTACGTTGTTGAAAGTGATATAACCAACACTCAACAAGGGGTACAACAAAACAAAAAGAAAGCCCTTATAACAATCTAATGGCACTATAAACAAAAAAACAGTTTTATAATTATGGAATTACCACTATACAAAGTACACATAGATGACTTTGATTTCACTACTGGAGTTGATGCGGTAGCAATAGTTGACCACCCGGCTATTGAACGTTCATTTATGGCTTACTCTAAAAACTATGAGTTTGCCTTTAGCGAGAATGGGGATAGGAGAATAGTAACGGGGGCTTTAATGGTTGCTGATATGCCTATATACAGGAATGTAGCAGGGCGTGAGTTCTACGTTCAGTTTGATGCCAACACTATTGAAGCTATTGCACAGCGTTTCTTTGAGATGGGCAACCAATCTAAAGTTAACCTTCAGCATAACGGGGAACTAATAGAGGGTGTTGTTATGTATGAAAGTATGATAATTGACAAGACCAGGGGCATACAGTTCCAAGATTTACCAGAGGGTAGTTGGGTTGGCTCTTTTAAAGTAAACAACGATATGGTTTGGGAGAAAATCAAGTCGGGTGAGATGAAAGGCTTTTCTGTTGAGGGCATATTTAACCACGTAAAGGTAGGGGATATCCCACAAGAGGAATTAGCCGAGATACACGACAACCTATGTGATTTAGAATACCTAATGGCACACATTTAATTTAATCGGTTTTATAAATAAAAAAGCAATGAGTTTATCAGAAGACATCAAAGGCGTTATTGAACGCATTAAATTAAAATTAAACGCTGAACATAACTTTATGGAAGCGAAATTGAAAGATGGCACTATCGTACAATACGAGGGTGAACTTAACGTAGGCACTAAGCTAAACGTTATTGATGCCGGTGGTGAAGTTTCTGCTGCACCTGATGGCTCTCACGAATTGGAAGATGGTACGTTAGTAACTGTTGAGGGTGGTTTTGTTACCGACCTTAAAGTACCAGAGGGTGAGCCTGTGGTTGAGGTAGAGGTAGAAGCTACCGAAGTTCCTGTTAAAATGGAAGACGTACAAGCAGCTATTGAAACAGCGTTAGCCAACGTAAACAAGGCAGAAGTTGAAAGCCTTAAAACAGAGTTAGCAGCACAATCGGCACTTATTAAAGATATGTTTGCTGTGATTGAGAAGATTGCAGAACAACCTGATGGAACAGTTGAGAAACCCGCTAAGACATCATTTAGCAAATCAGTTCAAAACGAGAAGCAAACCGTTGTAGAACGTATGCAAGCTGCGGCACAAAAATTTGCAGCAAACCAAACCAAGTAACTTAAAAAAAACTTAAAATAAAAGAAAATGGCATTTGACGTATCAGCCCTCGGTAATTATACCAAAGAGGAAATGGACACCCTAAAATACGCTTTGGCGTTTGAGGGTAAAACAGCAGGCTTATTGGCTACCCAAGTAGGCATTAAATCAGCAGAGAAATTAAACATTATTGCAACAGAGGGTGTATGGCAGGCTCAAGCGTGTGGTTTTACCGCATCGGGCGATACCGTATTTACCCAACGTACACTAACAGTCGGCAAGATTGGCGTCTACCTTGATTGGTGCCCTAAAGACCTTGAGGCTAAATGGACACAAAAAGGTCTGAAACCTGGCTCACCTATGGGTCTTGATGATTTTGAAAAGTACATCGTTGATGATACTATGCAAAACATTCAGAAGCGTAAAGAAATAGCTATTTGGCAAGGTGATACAAGCCTAAACGTAGCTAACTTCCCATACCTTGCAAGGTTTGATGGTTTCTTGAAACTTATTGATGCTGATACATCAGTAGTTTCTGCAACTGCATCAACTATCAACACCACCAACATTCGTACTATTTTGCAAGACATAATCAGCAAAATACCTATTGATGTGAAAGGTCGTGATAACGTGAAGTTCATGTGTGGTTACGATACCTTTGAAATCTATCAAAACAAACTGGCTACCGATAACCTATACCATTACTTTGGTGATGCCAAAGGTTACGAAATGAAAGTTGAAAACTCTATGTACACCCTTATTGGCGTACCGGGCTTAAACGGAACAAACCGTATTATAGCGGGTGAGTTTGGTGAAAACGGTAACTTTGTAATTGGTACTGACTTACTTAACGAAGAAGAAAACATTGAGTTGTTTTACGCTCGTGAGGCTCGTAAGGTACGCTTTGTAGCTGAAACTAAGATTGGTGTTCAGTACTACTTTGGCAACCGTATTGTAGAATATACAAACTCTTAATAAATGAGTTGCGCCTTAACAAGTGGCTTTACTCTTGACTGTCGTGATAGTGTAGGGGGCATACAAGCCCTCTACATTAACACAACCGCCAACGTAACAGCATACACAGAAGCGAGTGGAACAGTTACCGCATTGACTAAGTCAAGCGTGTTCTACAAATATGAACTTGAGGAGGAGAACTCAATGGCTCAAAGCGTGTTAACAGGCAGCCGACCTAACGGTACGGTTTTCTTTGCACAGCAAGTGTCAGCTATCTTCCAAAAGTTAACCTACCAAACCCGTGATAAAATTGTAGCATTAGGTAAAAACCGCTTAGTAGTTATCGTAAAAGATAACAACGGTAAGTTTTGGATATGCGGCAAAGACAGGGGCTTAATGATAACCACCTCAACAGCAGTTACAGGAACAGCTATGGGAGACCTTAACGGTTACACCGTAGTGTTTGATGGTAACGAGCCTAATGATTGGTTTGAGTACACCGGAACAGAAAGCAGTTTGATTTCATAGTATAGAAGCGGTTAGAAAGAGCCTCGCCAATGTGCGGGGCTTTTTTTTGGCACAAAATTAAGATTGGCGGTATTATAAGTATGGTAGTTATTACTAAAGGGCAAGCAAACACGGTTACGGTAACTCTAAAGGAGAAAACTACTATAACCAATGCTTACTACTTATGGGAGTTTATAAGTAAGGCAAGCGGGGAAAAAAAGTATTGCATACAGCCGACTGATTTGAGTCAGTATAAAGACAGGTACAACCAATTTATAATAACGGAGGATAGCACACCTAACCCGATAGCGGGAGAGGTAACACTGGCAACAACGGGAGAATGGTCTTATAATGTATATGAGCAAGCAAGCGCAAGCAATTTAAGCCCAACAGGCAAGACAATAGTTGAGAGCGGTTTAGTCAAAGTAATAGGAACAGCAACAACCGATACACAATACACAAGAACAGTAACAACTGCGGTTTATGGAGGATAATAATTTAATGGTGGTTAAGCTGATAAACAGCGCACCCCCTGTATTTAAGGAGGTAAAAAACCACGATAGTACAAAGCCCTGGGTAATATTTGGTGATGGTAATAATTACCCCGATTACCTTGTTGCCTTGCTTAATGGCTCGGCTAAACACAATGCTATTATAACAGGCAAAGTTCAGTACATATCAGGGAAGGGCTTAGAAGCTAAAAAAGATACTGTTAATGCTGATAGTATCAATGCCTTTCTTGACCTTGTTAACCCGTACGAAACAGCGGAAGACGTACAGTATAAGTCTGTAATGGACTTAGAGGTATTTGGTGGGTATTATTGGAAATTTGTGTTTGACCGGGTAGGTCGTTTAAAATACATTACACACATACCTTTTGCAAAGGTTAGGACTAACAACGATTGTTCAGAGTATTACATATCTGACAAATGGGAGAAATCAACCCGCATAAGTAAAACAGACTACGAAACGATACAGGCTTACAACGGAATTAACAAAGGTGTTAAGATGTTTGCCTATAAATTGTATCGCCCTAAAATGGGGGGAGAGCCTGATGTTTACCCGTTACCTGATTATGTAGGGGCTGTTCCATATATCAATATGGATATGGAGGTAGCTAACTTTCACCTCAACAATCTAAAAAATGGCTTTGTAGGTAGTACATTAATTTCATTTCATAACGGAGAGCCAACAGAGGAAGCTAAGAATAATATTGAGGCACAGTTTAATAATAAGTTTAGCGGAACTAACAATACAGGCAGAACAATAATATCTTTTAACCCACCTAATGTCCAAGCACCTACTGTTGTAACACTAACACCAAGCGACTTAGATAAGCAGTTTATTGAGTTAAACAAACAGATACAGCAGGAGATATTTAGTGGGCATAAGATACCAAGCCCTGAACTATTTGGTATATCAACAGAGGGTGCATTAGGGGATAGGAACGCTACCGACCTTAAATATGAGTTGTTTAAAAAGACCTATGTACAGGCAAGGCAGAAAGCAATGGAAGATAATTGGAACTTTGCGTTACAGTTAACTGGCATTGGTGGAGAGGTAGAGATAAAAGAGTTTGCACCGCTTGAGGTTGTTTATTCGGAACAGTTGCTTACTCAAATATTAACTAAAGATGAGTTAAGAGAACGCATAGGTTTAGAGCCTGTGGCTATTCCTGTACAAATGAGTGCAGATGATAGCACAAGCAAAGTAATAAGCCTATTTGCTGCCTGTGGTAAACCCGCAGCCGATTACAACATAGTTACAACAAGGGTTAGGAAGTTCCATAACGATAGCGAAGCAGAGCAAGGAGAAAATGAATTGATTAGGGCTGCATTTGCTGACCTTACAGAGAAAGAAAAGCAGGTAGTTGACATACTTAGGACAAACCCAGAGATTGCATTACCTGACTTAGCTAAGGCGGTTAAACTAAATATTGACAAGCTGACCGATATGATTAATACCCTTGCTAAAAACTCTATTATTGAGATTGATGGGGGGCGTATTAATGTGCTAAAACCCGAAACACCAAAGGCAGAGATAGTAGTTCGCTACCAATATGCAAAAGCACCAAGAGTGCAAGGCAATGTTATACTACCAACAAGCAGGGATTTTTGTAGGCAGTTAATAGACCTTGACCGCTTATACACCCGTTCAGAAATTAACCTTATCAGTTCACAAGTAGGTAGAGATGTATGGACTGAAAGGGGCGGTTGGTACACTAAGAAAGGAACAGACACAGCAACGCCTTATTGTAGGCACATTTGGCAACAAGTAATAGCTATAAAACGATGAGCTTAGTAATATTCATAGATGAGCAAACCTTAAAAGACTATACTATCATTTCTGATAACGTAGATTTTAAGCAGTTGAGGCCGGAGATAATAACTATCCAAGACCTGTATATTCAAGACTTGATAGGTAGTGGACTGTATAACGAGTTAAAGGCTCAAGTATTAGCCAACACAGTAACAGCGTTAAACCAAACGTTACTAAATGACTACATACAGCCAACTCTTATATGGCGTATTATGGCAGAAAGCCCATTAGCTTTATCGTTTAAATACACCAACAAAGGGATAGTTAATAAAACAGGCGAGGCATCGGTTATGCCTACTATGCCAGATATGGCTAACATCATTGGTAAGTACCAAGAACGTTCTGAAAGCTATGCCGAGAAAATGGTTAACTACCTTATCCAAAATAGCACAAGCTACCCGCTATACTTTAACCCAGGCAACGGAGTAGATACTGTTTACCCAAGACGTAGAGTATTTACAACAGGCTTTGCAATGGGTAACACCTCAAGGTTAGTCTTAGACTTAGCTACAAGGTGGCAAGGCAATTACGATTTATTGTGTGATGACTGTTATTCAACATATGGAAAATTCTAATAGAGGTAAAAAGAACAAGGAAAAGTTTGCTGCCTTTTGTGAAAAGCAAGACAAAAAGAACGGTAAACCGCTACCTAAAATAACTGATGAATTATGGCGTTTACGCTTAACCAAATAATAGCATTAGCTGATAGCTATGTCGTAGCCCATAAGCAGCTTAATACTTTTCAGTTTGGAGACCCCTGGGAGTTTGCCGAAAGTGAGGAAGTACAGTACCCTGCTTTGTTTATGGTTAACGGTAATGTAGCTATTGATGGGAATGCACTATACCACCAATTTAACCTATTAATTTGTGATAGGATAGATTATAATATGGACAACCCTGCTGATAAAAACGCACAAGAAAACGAGGTATTAAGTGATATGCGGGAAGTGGCTTTGGATATTCTTGCAATGTTTAACAACGCATCTAACCGTGATAATTTCTACTTAGAGCAGACCTCAACCATTGAGCCTTTTACAGAACGTTTTAAGGATTGGACTGCCGGTTGGAATTTAACTATCCGTTTAAAACAACCTATGTCTTATAATCGCTGCCAAGTACCTCAATAATGGATAAGTATCAAGTAAGGAGTTGCATAAGTGGAAGCGGTAGTATAACCTATGACCCCGATACTGGAGTTATTGGTGGAGGTGGAGGTGGCACAGGAACGGTAACAAGCATAGCAACAGCGGGGCTAATTAGTGGTGGAACGATAACCACAAGCGGTACTATTACAACCTCAATGGCTACTAATAAACTTGTTGGTAGAGGTACAGCAGGTACAGGGGTAATGGAAGAAATTACTCTTGGCACAGGTCTTAGTTTATCGGGTACTACATTAAACGCAACCTCAGCCACAACATTAGTAGTAGGTACTACACCAATTACATCGGGAACAGTTGGAAGGGTATTATTTGAGGGAACAGGCAATGTTTTGCAACAAGCCGCCAACCTATTTTGGGATAACACTAACAGCCGATTATCTTTAGGATTTGGAGCTAGCCCAACAGCCCGTTTAGACCTATTAGCAGCATCAACAAGCGGGGCAAACTTAGCCATTAGGGTAAGGGATAACGGTAACACATTTAATCAGTTTACTGTTTACGATAGCGGAGTTGCTAAATTTTCGGCAGTAGCCTCAACAGGTTTATTTGTAGGCTACCGTACCAACTTTGGTAGGAACTGGGTATTTTTAACCACACAGGACATTAGTACCGATATTTCCAACCCTACACTAACAGCACCTACATTATCAATCAAGTCAGATTTTATAGCTGTTGGTAGTGGAGTTGGTGCAACGTACTCGGACATTGTTTACTTTGACCGCAAATACATTGGAAGTTCGCATACCTCTACATGGGCTTTATCATCGTGTGGAAGCACAACGGGCAACGGGTTAGCGTTAACTAACGGGGCGGGGGATAGTGCTTCTGTTTTTGTTTTTGAGCCAACAGGTAACTCTTATTTTTATGCGGGTAATCGTTTCCACCAATTTACAAACAATGGAACGGGTACTATGCGTATTGCAAGCGGCACAGCCCCAACGAGTACCTTTGCTGATAGTGCGGCTATTTATGTAAACGATATTTCTGCGGGTAATGCAGCCTTTCACACAAGAGCAGAGGGTAGCCATATATTCTATGCAGGCATTCAGGTAGGCATGAGGTCTAACCATGACTTACTATTAGCGGCAAACAATACTGTTTACGCTGTATTAAGTACATCGGGGCGTATGTTTGTTGGCGGCAGTACCACACCAACTGCGGTATTGCATTTAGCAGCAGGGACAACAGCAGCAAGCACAGCACCCTTAAAGTTCACAAGCGGCAACCTATTAACAGCAGCAGAAGCGGGAGCGGTTGAGTTCTTAACAGACAAAGCATACCTAACAATAACAACAGGGGCGGCACGTAAGGAGGTTACTTTAAACGATGCTGCGTTAACAAGCGGAGTAACGCCCGTTGCAACAACAAACGGTAGGCTTACAGATGGTTTAACATTAGCAAGCGGAACATATACCCCAACCTTAACAGGGGTAACAAACGTAGCAAGCACAACAGCGTTTACGTGTCAATATATGAGGGTAGGCAATACAGTAACGGTAAGCGGTAAGGTAACAATAACACCAACATCTAACAATACACTAACTGTATTAGGTGTAAGCCTACCAATAGCGAGTAACTTTGCAGCAGAGGAAAACTGCGGTGGTTTAGCACATACATTAAACAACACTACCAATGCACAACACGGTGCGAGTATTTATGCTGATGCCACTAATGACAGGGCTACATTTAATTACTATGAAACCAATGGTGCAGCTGATGATTTTAGTTTTACATTTACTTATCGTATTATATAATGGCACTATCAACAATACCAATGAATACCCAACACCCCGTTTTAGGGTTTGACCGTGAAGCGGAACTTGACTGTATTACTATCAATGCAAACGAGATAGCTTTAGAGTTAACAATTTTCTATTTGGAGAACGGGGCGAGGATAGAAAATACATCACTAAACAACCCTAAGTATGTATTGCGAGCTACACCCGATAGCACTATTTACAGGAATGCTCAAACGGGGGCAATGATGCCTTACGAAGATAGCCCGTTATGCATACAGGAGTATCAACTGTTTATGATGATGTTAACACAGCCTGTTAAGATATTGGAATTAGCCGCAAACATTGCCTTAGAATATGAAGCCTATGGTCGCTACGATAGTTGATAACCCAAAAGTTGAGTTAATGCCTAAGTCAAGCCGCCTTAGATTTAAGACGTTGGAGAACTTAGACCATACCCTTATTAACGGGCGTGATGTGTTTATACATCGTGGAACGGTAAGCAACGGGGCAAGTGTACCAAGATTGTTATGGTGGATTTACCCGCCTTATGGTACTTATACTTACCCTGCGGTAGTTCACGATTATTTATACGAGAATAACCTCTACTCACGTAAGTTGGCTGATAGGCAATTCTTAGTTGATATGGGGCGAACTAACACAAATAAATTCACCAAGTGGTTATTTTATATTACAATACGTATATTTGGTGGCATAAATTGGAAAAAATACAAAAAAAATGGTTGAGTTAACTTTAGAACAAGCAAAAGTGATAGCTAATAAATTAGGGGAGTTACCCGCTAATCATTGCTATAATGAACTTACTATTTTGCTACAAGCAATAGCTAAGGCAGAACAACCGCTTAAAGCAGAGTAATGGAAAGCTGGGTGCAAACATTAGTAACTGGACTTGGGGCTGCGGGTGGCGGTAGTTTCTTTACTTGGATATTTGCACGTAAAAAAACCAATGCTGAAGCTAAGGGCAGCGAACTTGAGAATGTAGAGCAAGCCATTAAGATATGGCGGGAAACAGCCGAAAAGCTAAGCCTACGTGTTGATGAGTTAAGCAAAGAGATTGATGAGTTACGTGCAGACTTAGTTACGGTACACAGGGAAAACAAACAGCTTAAAGACTATCTATATAAACGTGGAATTGATTTTTCAATTATTCAGAACGAAAGCACAATAATATTTAAGGATAGTGAGGGCAATTAAACAAATGCTAAAGTCTAAAGATGGGCAGTATTCGCTAAGGCGGGTGTTGGCTGTTTTTGCGTTTCTTGGAATTATGGATTGCACACACTACGGAATACGCAACGGTTTAGCGGTTGAGGTTGTTGGGTTGGTTGGAGTGCTTGCCGGGCTTGTTGCCGCAATGTTAGGATTAACCACATTTCAAAATATAAAAGCCGATGCAACTAACAAAGAACTTTAGCTTACAGGAATTTCTAAAAAGCCACACAGCTACCCGTATGGGGATAGGTGAGCAATTTGCACCGCCACAATTCGTTTTAGATAACATTGATAACTTAGCCCAACAATTACAAGTAGCCCGTGATTACTTTGGCGAGCCGATGGTATTCAGTAGTGGCTACCGTTGTAAACGACTTAACACAGCAGTTGGTGGAGTAGCTAATTCAGCGCATACATCAGGTAGTGCGGTAGATATTGAGTTTCATTCTGAAGCCCAGGCAAAGAAACTAATTGAAGCCCTAATAAAATCAGGGTTTAAACGTATTGGTTTGGGGTGGAGTTTTATTCACGTAGATATAGATCATACAAAACCCCACCCTGCGGTATGGTTGTACGGTAGTAAAACACCAAGTTGGTTAGCAGCTATGGAGAAGAGTATAGAAGCACGTATAAAATGATAATTGCACTCCTGATATTGATTGTATTAGGGGGTATCTATTCTAACCTAATTAACCGAAACGAATGAGCCAACCCAACAAGAAAGTTTGGCATTTGCGGATAGCCGAAACCCCACGACAAGATGGCGAAACACCTTACGAGTATTATCGTAGAATGGCTGTTAAGTATAACACTACGTTTCAAAACACAAGGCTAAAGATATGTAAGCACCTAAAAGAAATGAAGTTAGCAGAAGCTAATGAAAAGGGCTACATACCGACTATTGATAGCGAGGGAATAAACTACGAGGAAGTTAAACACGGGTGGTTAAAAACAAAGCCCAACGAGAAAGGGCGTTCACATTCATTATTCTTTAAAGTTAACCACGATGTTGATTTTCTTGATAATCTTATTGTAGGGTTAAAGGGCTACCAATTTTGCGCCCCCAATTTAGGTAAAAAAACAGTAAGTAATAGCATAGGGCTAATCAATTTATTTGATGCCCATATTGACAAGGTTTGCATAGTTGACAATACCCATACAGATAGTTCAATTGAGCGGAACATAGAACATTTTAAGAGAGCCTTTGTGGCTCTTTTTGATAAATGCCTGTTGGCTGAAAAAATTATCTTTCCTATTGGCAACGACTTTTACAACGCCAACGATGAGAAAAACACAACCGTAAGAGGTACGCCACAAGATAGCCTTTTTGATTGGAAAGATAGT